GACTCCACGTAGTGTAATTGCGAAGCTCTCTGCCATGGGCATCTACCAGAAAGTAGAGCGAGTAACCAAGCGTGGCGAGCCTGTTGTAATGAAGGCCGAGCTTGTTGAGCGTGTGCAGAACGCGATTGGCCGAGAGTTGCCTTCACTTGCGAAGATGACTAAGCCTGACCTTCAGTTCATGATCGACGCGCTGGTAGGCTAATAGAATGTGTGGCGGATATTACGAGCAGGAGTTTAGTATGTTGACAAGACAAGAAATGCAGGCGGTTATTGACCGCCACACATCTACTCTCTTTACGGGTGAAAAATCCGTATTTATTGGCGGCATTCGTAAAGAGCTAGAGTATGAGTGGGCATTTGATGAGCTTCAAGTGCAACGTATAATTTTTGATATGGAAGATGAGGGGTTGATCTGGTGAGAATATCAGTAGAAAGCCTACGACATCACCTTGATGTATTTTTATGGGAAAATCCCGACTGGGATAAGTGCGATGTAGTGATGGAAGCTACACAAGGTGGTCGTGTGTTTGCAAGAAAGCCTATTCATGGCAAAGGATTTGACATAACCTGGGAAGAGAGGGACATTTATGTGTGTCCTACAAGACAACCTGAGCAAAATAATTCTTGACTTTTAGTTCAAAAACGAAGTATAATTACTATTCAAATCGCGGGCTATAGTAGTAACAACATGAGCCGATCTGCTCCAACCGTTACTCACTACGCTGCGTCACCGATCCTACCGAGCCGGTGTAAAATAGCGCTAGGCGTGAGTTTTTTGGTTTGGCTCGAAAACATAACCTTGGCGGACAGTGGGTAGAGCATGGCGGGGCTTCCACACTAATTTGACATAAGCAATCAAACCCTTCGCCCGATATCTTTCGGGCATTTTTTTATCTACCTTCCGTAAAAATTTCTTGACATTTTTCTTCAGAACCTGTATAATTATAACTTATAAATAGGGAGAACCATATGTCAAATGTACATCAATTTCCAGAAGGTTCACGAGTTCAGAAAAGGTTAGACGACCTCAAAGAAGAACTCGCGGACCTCTATGATAATCTCAATCGTGGCTACGAGTTGATGGATCGACTTGAAGACAAAGTACGCGAGCGAGAAGAGTGGTATAATGAAGTATTAGAACGATATGCAAACGCAGTGGGTATGGAAAATATAAAAGTAGAATATCTAGAATTTGCTACGAAGAATGTGGCGATAGATTTAGAAGGAACGGAGATTACGTTCAAGTGGGAGCCAGAAAGTGACGACGAAACGGACTTGTAGAAAATGTGGAAAGAAGTTTACCGCAGTTCTAGAGTGGGCATATTATTGTTCTGCTCAGTGTGAGCGACTCGCTGCTAACCCCGTTGCGAAGTTTGCGTCTCGCTATAATCGGAGCGGGGTTCATGCAGATAAAACGAAATACAACAGAAAGGAAAAGCATAGAAATGAGCAACTATACTGAAGAGCAAACAAATATGCTCGTCAACGAGTACCTTGATTGTCCGAAACCGGAAAAAGTAGAAGAACTCGCGGAGAGGCTAGGAAAGAGTAAGAAATCTATTATTGGAAAATTATCACGCGAAGGCGTGTACCGGAGAGAGAGTTATGTTTCGAAGACTGGTGAAAAACCTATTACAAAAGTGGAGATCGTTCAGAACATCGCTAGCGATCTGGATCTTGAAGTTTCAGATCTATCTGGACTTGAGAAGAGCCCGAAAGAAGCTCTCAGAAGCCTCGAAAAAGCAGTCGCGGGGTTACAGAATAGTGAAGGAATCTAAGCGATGATTGATATTCTACCTACGATTGCAATGTGGTTGGTCTACGGTATGGCTGGTATGTTTCTAACACTCGCATCAATCTGTGCTGTAGGCTGCATAATCTATCCCTTCTATATCCTATTTGAAGGAATTAGGAATAAATTATTGTAAAGAAGTACGGTCTTTTAGGACCGTTGTAAAAAATTTCGGTTTTGCATAATTGTACAAAAGAAAGACGTAATTGTAGTAAAGCAGTTTGAATGTTTTGACCCGCTTAGAGTTATTTGATTATCGGGGTCATTTGGTTTGTCGTAATCAACACATAGATTTGTGTATAATTAGATTGGGGATATCGTGAGATTGAAGCACAACAACAAAGTAATCTTGTGGGTACGCACATCGCTTCCCTTGAGGTCAGCGAGTGCTTATCGCACAAATACTTTTATGTACTTCAACTCACTGTTGGTTAGTGAGAATCATGATTGACCATATTGTCTATCAATTTAGTATATATTTTATCATACTTTTTGGCATAAGTAAAATACTTTTTATGCCCAGGTATAGACACTAAAAGACTGGCCGGGATAAACAGAAGTAAAAATAATGTATTATTGGAATGTGGGAATATGAAAAAACTTGTAACAAGACGTTGGGGATACTATAAAGTGTTAGACTCTGGACCTGACTATGTAGTGAAAGAGTTAGTGATCTATCCCAACTGTGGAATCTCATATCAACGCCACTTTGAGCGAGAAGAGTTCTGGACAATCCGTAGCGGGGTTGCAACGATTCGCTACGAAAATACATATACAACAGTAGAAAGAAAAGAGAGTTTTCATGTACACAAACGAGCGTGGCATCAAGTGTACAACACCGAAAAAAGTAACCTTGTGATACTGGAGTTTCAAGTAGGAAACTGTAGTGAAGAAGATATTGAGAGATTAGAATATTATGAGTAAGAAAGAAGGAATTGGAAATCCGATGGTTCGTGCAATGGGAGTTTCGAAGCCAGATAGAAACTGGTGGCCAAGCGACCTTCAATGGTACGTCAAGTGGGCAGCTTCCATCATTATTATGATGTCGCTTGCAATGCGAGCAGCGGGTGCAGAATATCGAATGTATGACCTTTATCTCGGTTGGGTAGGCATACTTCTGTGGATTTGGGTATCAGTGATGTGGCGAGACCGCGCATTGATAATGTTGAACAGCGTATCGTTTTTTATGCTTTGCGTAGCGATACTCAAGGAGTGGTCAGTATGATAGAATTTGTATTTTTGATAGCCTCGTTTGTAATTGTTTTAGTGTGGCTTATATTTGGCGGAGAAGGGGACTAATGAGAGACGCAGAGATTTTTGACGACGCAGACGGACTTCGAGTCGCACTGTACAAAGAGGGAGTCCTCTTCGGCATTATAGATATGAAGGGGCATAGCATTATTTATGCGAAAGAAGTAGTAGTAAATTGGGAGAATGGCATTCTTCAAGACGATAATACATTTATCGAAAGGGTATAGACATGAGGCATCTAAAAGAGAATGGAGAAACTTACTTTGAGCACCTACGCTTTGCCTGTAGTGTAGCATTTGTAATGGTAGTTCATGGACTACTTCCTTTTATTTGGGAGTACAAAGCATCGGAAATGATTGCAAAGCAAGAGATCAAAAGACGAGAGTATACTCGTATCAATGCTAGTGGGTACGAATGATTGCTGTATGTTTTGCATTACTGAATGAAGTATGGAACCCCTACGGAAGCCAGAACGTAGAACTTGTTGGTGGAGTAGGGGCGATGCGGAATAAGCGTGGAGAAATCGTAGCGGGGTCTCTACTTCGTACAGAAGCGTGGGAGTTCAAAATAGGTTTTCGGCCTCCCATCTGGTGCTTCATTGACGAGGATGGCAACGCGACTTTGAGTAAGTATACGGGACAATGGGAGAAAATGAACCAAGCTTTCGAAGCTCCACCCGAAAATAGTTCTTGACATTTCTTCCTATCAAATGTTACAATATTATTACAAAATGATATTATATTTTGTGAAAATTAAACATAATTCGCTGTGAAGCGACAGAAATCGTCGTGAGACGATAGGAGACATAAATGAAATATCTAATAGCACTCGGGCTGATGTGTTTGCCCGTAATATCTTATGCTCAAGAAATTGTAGTAATAAAAGAACGGAATAAGCACTACGCCGTCGTCACCGACTGCAAGGCACAGGGAAAGCCTCTATCAGTGACTATCAAAAAGCTGGAGCGGGGTCAACAAGTAAGAATGAAAACTCGTGCAGGCAGACTGAAATGTCAAGTAAAAAAGGTAGTAAAAATTACATAAAATAAAAGGGGCTTCATTGCCCCTTTTTCTTATCCTTCTTTTTCTACGTCCCAAACAATACGACGTTTTGGTACTGGTGGTATCTTACTTCGTTGCACCCACAAGTGACCATTCTTCTCTGCTTCTTGAAAAATCATCGCAGTAATGAAGAATGCACCTACGACAAGTAAGTGTCCTCCTACGCTGTAGATGCCATAATAGATTGTGTAGCCTGCCCAAATTGTAAAGACTGCTGACCACATAACTGATAAATAAAACATCAGTATAAATTGTGTAAATGCGTTTGGTATGTGTCGCAATGGATTGATCTTCAAGTCAAAGAAAAACTTGTATAAATCATAGATTGCGAATCCAATAGTTTTAATCATATTTTTTCCACCTGTCTATAGTTTCTTGATGTATTTGTTTATGCGAGTAGTACATTGTAAGCCCACCAAAAACCATCGGACACATCATAACTGAGAGAATTCCGAGAAGTAATATCATTGTTTTCTTTTTACCTCCACCCAATAATCTTCCGCTGTTTTTCTATGTTTTACAATGCAAAATCTTTCTTTCAATTTAGCTTCCCACCACTCTGGAGGCTCCACTATTAGATGTGCATTTCTACCGTCCGGAAGCTTTTTCTTTGCAAGCTTACAGCTTATTGTGAAATAGCCTCCAGAGAGAGCACATCGTTGAAGGTCATCAAGCACACTATCAATCATATCTGGCTCTATATGTTCGAGTACGTCGATGCAAACAACAAAATCACAAGGAATATTATTGTTTGCATACTCAGGTTTTCCGGGTTCGTACTCTACAATCTGTAGCGGGGTCTCCCCCATTGCTTTTCGAAAGCCCCCGGAGCCAGACCCATAATCAAGCACAGATCCGCTCTCTGGTAAAAACCGTTTGATTGTACTTATATACTTCTGTGCTGTAGAACCGAACTTTGTTCTGTGCATTTGATGTAATTGAGCACGATACTCCTCAGTGAGAAGCATTACAGACCCAATACTTGTGCTAGTTCGGGCTCAAAAAACTCTGGTCCTTTGATTACCTTTCCGTCCTCTCGCTTGAGAGGAAGTCCGTCAGGACCAAGCTTGCTCATGTTGCTGTAGTGTACCTCAGTATAACAAGCATCAAGGTCAATACCAAATGCATGACCGGCTCCGTATATAACGTATAATAGGTCTGTAAGTGCATCGGCTACCTCCACTAGATCTCGATTTTCAATTGCTTCTTCTAGTTCCTGATATTCTTCTCGAATGAGTTCCAATCGTAACTCACGCGTAGAAAAGTCAGGAAATTCTGGTTCTTCCTTTACTTCTTGTCCGAAGGCTTCCATAAAGTCTCCGGCCAGTTCAAAGTTAGTTACATAATTACTCATTTCTTTTTCCTTTTACTACGGGCTATGGCAGCTTTTTTATCTAACCGCCGTTGTTCTGCTTTGGGAGTATAGTATTCACGCTGTCTATACTCCCATACTATCTCTGCACACTTGCGTCTAAATACGCGAAGCGCGGCTTCTACATTATTATTTCTTACCTTAACTTGAGGCATTGCTTTCCTTTCTACGAAGCATGGGCGGTAATCCCCACACTGCTTGAGCTTCAGCTTTGTTACCAGCCGCATCAATAACTAACATGACACGCTTGCCCTTTAGCCAAGCAGCTTGCTGGTTGAGCAATCTTTGCATTGGCGTAAGTGAACGGCAGCCTCGAGAACTACGACGCAGACCTTGACTCATGCCGGTTGACTTACCCATTCTTTTCTTCTTTGCCACTAAAAAACTCCTTTTCTAATAAAACACCACCCACGTTTCCGAAGGTAGACGACTTGTTTACGAATACTGTTGATTGACCTATCTGGAAACATTTCTAGCAATTCTTGTTCTGTTTTGAAATAGTAATGATTTCGTAACAGGTTACGCTCTGCATGAGTCCACGGTCGGTTCTTGTAATCTTTCATAGTGTCTATTATACTGAAAACGGCCACAAAAGTCAAGCGTTATTTTTGACTTGGGGTTAGTGATATGAATAATAGTTATACCCCCCATAACTGAAAAAATTTCTTGACATAAGCTGCGGTTTATAGTATAATATATACATTCTGAAACTATACCTGGAGAAATTGTATGACGGGATTATATCTCATTTTTGCTTTCTGTATGTTGGGGTGTGCGGGCCAATCGTACTACCTTGGACGTAGAGTGGGTATAGAAGCAACAGTGCAATACCTTATAGACGCAGGCGTCCTTGAGGTAGATGAGTACGACGACTACGACGGGCAAGGGTAGCACCGTTATCCAAGCTACCCAAACAAGCAGACTCTCACAAAGAGCACTATAGGGAAGCAATGAAGAAAAATGCAGCATTACTAGCTGTAATTTATGCACTAGCAAGTGGGGCAATGGCCACTGAAAGCACCAAAGAACCAGAAAACAACAACAACATGGAAGAAGTACGGGTTGTAGGCTATGATCTATCGGATATGCGAGGTATGCTAACGATAGGTCTGTCAGGAGCATATCTAATACATGAGTACGACGAAAAGGAAAATGTGTGGCGGTTTGTACGGACGTCTCACGAAACCAAGGAAGAGTAAAATGGATAAACAGAGAGTATTTGATCAACTGTGTATTGACGAAGGTGTAGAGTATGAAATATACAAAGACCATCTAGGATACCCAACTTTTGGTGTTGGACACCTTATTGTGAAAGATGACCCAGAGTATGGATGCGACGTCGGTACTCCTGTTTCTGAAGAGCGAGTATGGGAAGCGTTTGAAGCTGACCTAAAGACCGCCGAAAATGAGTGCGTTGCTTTGTACAACAACAAGTTTTTATTATGGCCTGCAGAAGTGCAGGAAGTATTAGTAAACATGATGTTCAATATGGGACGCACTCGTTTATCGAAGTTCAAGAATTTTAGAGCTGCGCTTGAAGACAAGGATTGGAAGCGAGCAGCAGTTGAAGGAAGAGATAGCCTGTGGTACAAGCAAGTAACCAACAGAGCTGAAAGATTAATGACACGTATGGAGAATGTATAGTAATGGCAATTTATTGCTCGTCGCACGAACGTGCACAATATGAAGAATCAGGTTACTGGAGAGCACTACCAGAAATGGTACCTTCAGTATCTTTTCAAACTCGTATTCTGAATCCAGTTTCGGATGAGTATGAGTGGTTAGATGTAAATACATGGGATTTATTTGCAGGTGAGCGTATTCTTATGTTCGCCTTGCCGGGCGCTTTCACGCCAACCTGCTCTACCTACCAGCTACCAACATTTGAACAGCTTGCACGAGTGTTCTACGACGAGCACATTACGGGCATTCTCTGTGTAACTGTGAACGATGCATTCGTATGTAATGCTTGGGCAAACGCAAACAACCTCGAGCACGTACAAGTAATTCCTGACGGTAGTGGAAAGTTTACAGAAGCTATGAATATGATGGTAGACAAAGACAATCTTGGATTTGGTCGTCGTTCATGGCGATACGCTTGTATTGTAGACAATGGTACAATTGAAGATTGGTTTATCGAAGAAGGTCGTGAAGATAACTGCAAAGAAGATCCTTATTTGTACACCAATCCAGAATATATTTTACAACAGATCCGAGGTAACTAATCATGGCGCTGTTTGCCCGCATACCCTATAAACATGCAGAAGATCTAATGATGAACTGGCCGCCTCATAGGTGGCTGAAAAGAAGTATCTTTGACCTTCTAAACGCTAGTCCCCAGAATAGGCAAAACATTTCAAAAGTGCCACTAAATCCGTCGTTGCTCGAGAGCGTAAAGAAAAATGGATTTGAAAGTCCTTTTCTTGTACTAGATTCTTGGTACCCCATATGTGGAAGCCAGCGTCTTCGTGTAGCACAGGAGATGCCAGAAAAGTGGCAGAAGAAAGAGAAGGTTTGGGTATGTAGATTTGACAATGCTCCGTATAAATCTTTCTTCTTGTGGCCTGATAAAAAAGAAGGGCACGACTCAGTACAAAGATACTTTCAAATGTGCGAAGTGGTATTCAAGACTTTGTATATGCCTAGTCATGATTCCGCAGGAAAACAAATGCTCTCATTTGAAGAGGAAGGAAACCACTTGCACTGGCCTAGTAGAGATGGAGAGGGAAGACCTAGCACTCCTGTAGGAATCGGAGCGGGGTCTCCCAAACCTGTATTCAAGAAGAAAATGGTTATACCCTCTTTATGAAGTTTGTAAAAGGGTGGGCTTTTCCAGACTACGAGAAGCACTTTATTGGAGCCGTAGAAACTTACCCACAAACGTCTTATCAAGATCCTATATTACAGGAAGCGATACGAATTGCAGGAAATATAGTCGCAGTTGATATAGGTGCAAACATTGGGCTTCAAACTGTGAGATTAGCTCAAGCGTTTTCAGAAGTACACGCGTTCGAGCCGGTCCTGGGAAACTGGGAGTGCCTTCTCGAAAACACTCATAATATTGGAAATGTTATCCCACACTGCTGCGGTATTAGCGATAAAGTAGAAGAGCTTGAAATATGCCTTCCCGAAAGCAGTACTAATTCTGGAGCATGGTCTATTGTAGATTTTCAAAGCCAGAGCGGGGTCAAAACTGTATCAAGTGACTTTATGCCCTTGGATGCAATTTTACACGATACTTCTATGGATATTGATCTCATCAAGATAGACGTACAAGGCTACGAAATGTCTGTACTTCGAGGCTCAGAAGAAATACTTCGTAGAAATTCGCCCGTTGTACTTATAGAGATGCACCAAAATACAGACGAGATTACAACATTTCTTCATGAAGCAGGGTATACTCTTCATAAAAGAATAAATAAAGACGGTATCTGGAGTAAATAAGGTACAAAAATATCTTGACTTTTATAACTATACGGGGTATAATTACACCATGAACTTATTTTACCTTGATGAAGATTTAGACAAGTGCGCTGAGTATCACGTAGACAAACACGTCAACAAGATGATACTCGAAGCCGCACAACTATTATGTACAGCAGTCTGGGTGGACCAGTTGCTGGGCTTTGTGCCTCGCGCTCTCGATAAAGAAGAAAGTGCAGTACTCAATGAATACAAAAAAACGGAAAAGCCCTTTCCGCCAGAAGAACGAAAACTCACTCCTTATCTAGGTATGATGTACAATCATCCCAGTACGATATGGACACGTTCATCTTTGGACAATTACGAGTGGACTTGGTGCTACGCGCACGCACTCGCAGAGGAATATAGGTATCGCTACGGCAAAGAACACAAATCATTTTGGCAAGTTATCAACAAACTTCCAGACATCAAAAACATGGAGCGTGTTGGATTCACTACGTTCGGACTTGCGATGCCGGATGAACTCAAGGACTACGACGACCCTATCGGTAGCTATCGTATGTATTATCACCTGGACAAAGCTACCTTCGCTAGTTGGAGTCATCGACCAGAGCCCGATTGGTGGGTACCGGAGCTCGCTTCATACGACTCGCGTATCACTCGAGTTTAATCCATGAAGATTTGGTTTGAGCATTACAAAACAAAAGAAAAACTTTATGTAGAAGGTGAAGTTGTGTTCGGAGGATCTAACGACTCTGACAGAATTGTAGTAAAAACAGACACTGGAAACTATGTAGATATTATCAAGTCTACTATTATTGAGACGAGACCCTAATATGAAAGAATTACCAGAAGGCTGGTCAAACAACAACGGGGGCGTGAGCTTTAGAGGCCCTGCCCGTGTAGTACATGACCCTGTAAATAGTCCCGCGCATTATAAGCGTGATGATGTTGAGTGTATTGATGCTATGAGGCAAATTACGTCAGACGAAGGTTTTGAAGAGTATTGCCACCTAAATGCGTTCAAATACATTTGGAGATGCAAGAACAAACAGAATAAAAAACAAGACGTAGAGAAAGCTATCTGGTATCTACGTATGATGATAGGAGATGACCCCCGTGAGCAAGGGAAGTAAGCAAAGACCTACAGATGGGGCTAAGTACTCAGAAAACTGGGACCGTATTTTCAACAAAGACAAAAAAGATTTGCGCTATGAGAGTGACAATCCTCTTGAGCGCCCGTATGAGCCAGAGGACGTAAATGAGACGAGTAAAGAAGAAAGACCACGAGAATCTATCAGACACCAATATTCAGAAAGTGATAAACTTGCTGAACGACAAAACTCCGATTTCCAAAAAGGAAGCGTGCGGTATATTGAACATAGCGTACAATACTACCCGCCTTCAGAGAATAATAGATGATTTCCAAGATAAAATCGAGTATAGGGAAGTACGTAAAAAGCAGAATCGCGGAAGAAGAGCGACAGATGCAGAAATTCGTGAAGCAACTCAACGATACCTGTCCGGAGACTCTATCGCAGAAATCGCCTCCGGTCTCTTTCGTTCACCCGCGTTTGTCAAGGGGCTTATTGAAAGAGTCGGAGTACCAAATGTTACAAAGGAAAGCGGAATCATTCCGTTGCCTGAGCGATGCGTTTCTGAATCGTTCTCGCCCGGAGAAATCGTCTGGTCAGCAGTCTACAATAAACCAGCAAGAGTCGACCAAGAACTCTCCATCGACTACCAAGCAGAGCGAGCAGGATTCATAGACACAAACTATGAAAGCAAATATGGAAGTAAATGCTATGCGATATATGTTATGGAAGAGGTTAGAGACGATACAGAAAAATGGGCTAACGTGGAAGCAGGTGGCTATTTTGCTTACTCTCTCGCGTATGACCTTGGAAAGCTAGCACACCTTGAAAAATACGGAGTTGATTTGTCCCGTATATGAAAATATTTCTTGACATATCGACAAAAAGCTAGTATAATATATTATATTCCAATGAAGGAATATATTTTAAAAATTTAACTAAACAAAAAGGAAAAACATATGACTACTCTAGTAGAATTAGTTGCCTCAGAATTACTAAAGCCCTCAGCTTCTCATAGCTTTTGGGAAACCTCACCCTTCTTTCATCTTTCTATAATGCACCCAAAAACAAAGGGTACGCGTTTTGAAGCAATTACGAAAGACCTTCTTACAAAGCTAGGACACAAAGTTACTGCTCGTACACACGTCTCTCACGATATGGTGGTAGATAGTTGGAAGTGCGAAGTAAAAGGTTCTATGCTGAACGCTGATAAAGCGCAGTACTCTTTCTTGCAGATTCGTCCTGAAGACGAGTACGAAAAGCTTCTGCTTCTTTGTATTCGCCCTCACTCTATCCGTCTGTTGTCACTCACAAAAGGACAAGTTCTTGAGGGCATCAAAAATGATGTTCTAAGAAAGCAGCACGGAGGCAAGCGCGGAGATGGTTTGACATATTGTTTATACACCGATGAGGAGGGGTTACTCGCACTAGGAGCAACCGAGTATGGCGAAACGCCACCTACTAACAACGGAAAAGCAGTATAAAGGTCAATATTACACAACCGTAGCAAATAAACTACTCAACGGGTGGGAAAAGTACACAGAAGGTAAGTGTGTGCTTGACCCATTCGTTGGCGCAGGCGACCTTCTTCGCTGGGCATCAAATGCCAAAAAAGTAACAGGGTACGATATTGATCCTGCGGCTCCGGGTGCCCTTCTAAATGATAGTCTTATGGACCCTCCTGATTACACAGGAAGTTTTCTCATATCTAATCCTCCTTACCTTTCTTCTAATAAGTGCAGGGACGGCGATAAACGCCCCTATCAAAAGTGGGGCCAGAGTGACTATTACAAGTGTCATCTTGCCTCCCTTCTTCCAAACAATTGTGAGGAAGGTATTCTTATTCTACCAAGCAACTTTATATCAGAGAGTAATGCAAAAGCGCGAGAGCTGTTTTTCTCAGACTATGAGATATTAGAATTACGATACTGGAGAGAGCCTACTTTTGAAGACACAAATACAGGAATAGTAGCCTTTGTGTTCAAAAAAGCGTCTACCCGTGTACCTAAAAGAGTTGTGCCTACAACACTATACCCTCAAAATGTGTCCTTTGATATGACTCTTGAGAGAAGGTATAAGTGGTTGTGGGGGCAAGACTTCTTTGACACACTCAACTCTGCAAACGACTACGAGTACACACGTGCGGTTGAAGTAGTACCAAATACAAATATAGTAGTAGGATGCCTAGACAATGGTAGATATTCTACTGGGTTTCACTATAATGAAGAAGACCCTATCATAGTAAAAAAGAGTGTAATTACTACCTTTCAACTCATGACACCTTATGAGTTCACCTTAGAAGAACAAAAAGAGATTGTACGCGTAGCAAATGAGTTATTAGCTAATTTTCGAGAGCAATACCACAGTATGTTTCTGAGCAACTATTTAGGCGCTACACAGAAGATAATGAGTCAAACTTATGCCTTCCGATTAGTGAATGCAGCTACTGACATAGTTCTCGGTTTATAACATATCTAAAAATACTTCTTGACAACGCAGGTATGCCCTGATATAATTCTTTCATAAGTGAATTATCGTCCATCCCGGACAAAGAATATATCCTAATAACTATGGCATACACCGCAAAAGACTTAGACCCTTTAGTTCGGGGAGACGACTGGTCTCTCAAACTAACTATTACCTCTGGTAGTAATCCCGTAGATATAAATGGGTATACATACTATTGGACTCTAAAAGATAATGTAGATGATGCTGACCCTGGCGCACTTCAAGTAACTGTCTCACCTACAGGAGCCTCTGCTTCTGCAGGTGAAGTAACACTTACAGCCGCTGCTGCGACAACTACAAGTATTACTCCACAAACTTATAATTACGACGTACAACAAGTCAATGACTCCGGAGTTGTACAAACCTTGCTACTTGGAAAGGTAAAAGTAGTAAAAGATATAACACGAAGTACTTCTTAATAGCTCCGACGGGGGCACAGAGCTTGTTGTACAAGCTATGAGAATCTAAATGGCACTCATTCAAGATCCAGATCTTCTCCGGTTATCGTCTGCAAGTTCAGGCGCTACACCAACTGGAGAGGTTTTTATTGACAAAGACGCTCTTACAATCGAGCTAATGTCTACCACAGAGTTTGGTTCCTCTAACTTTACTAATGCAGAAGGCGTAACTCTACAGGCATTATACTCATTCCTCAAAGAGCAGTGGAAAAACAACGATACAGACGATTTTTATAATTATCGGTTCCCAATGGAAGCAATTACGGCAGAGCAGTTCGAATTTATCAACGACTGGAAGCCAAAGACTGACACAGTACGTTCATACATTCGTACTGGAGGATGGGAAGAGAAAGATCCTTCAGGCTCTTCTCGCCAAGCATGGGCGGGTGTTATTACCCTCGGTAATATTGAAAGTAACCAGACAGCATATTTTTTCTGGCAGGATGGTACGGGCAGTGCTCTTGAAGCAACTGTAGCAGATTTTACTTATAATGGTCCCGTAAACGAAGCCGTAAAAATATTTGGTGATGCAAGTAACGGAAACTATGACTACCGCACAGGTAAAGACCTTGTAGTACGTATTCGTCCAACCCCAGAAGGTACTTCTGGAAATGTAACGGGCTACACTTTTGACTCTTCAGATACAGATGCGATTGGTACACCTCTTGCAGTTACTAACCAGGTATACCGATTCCCGCTTGCAACAGCAGTCGATCTAAAAATTACAAAGACAGATGCAGAAGCAGCAGCTCTTGAGACAAGCACAGGCTATCGTTTGCAGTTTGACCAAGCTTCACTTTCGTCTTCTCAGCTGACTACCGACCTTACTGGCGGTCCGTTTGACTTTACTCACTTGATTGACTCTACCTCAGTTACAAACCTGAGCCCTGGAGATATCTATAATATTACTCAGTACAAGTTACGGCAACCTATTGGCACTGATATTGATGATGATGGCACCGGTGTACGTCGTGGTGTACTCACAGAAGACCTTCTTGTATTCGTTGGTGACCAGTTACAGACTCTTGCCATCAATGGTGGAACTGAAGGTATTCTGATTGATGACCTTGACCAAGGTAATCTTGCGAACTTTGCACTACGAGACAATTCAAATAGCTTACGTTCATTCCCTTCAATTGCATCAGGCACTCTTACATTCAGTACTACTCTGCAAGATGACCCTTCTACTCGTTACTGGATGTTCTTCCAGTCAGCTTCTGTAGCAGGTGTTGGTGAAGCCGCGTGGCCAGGAGCAAATGCAGTAATCGTAGATGATAACTCAGGCGCAGATATTTCTGGATATTACCACCTTGCAAATGCTGCAAGCTACTCATCAAACACTGCAATTGGTGCTATTACTTCAGCTACAAAGATAATGACTACCAGTGCGGATATGACAGGATCAGCAGCCACAGCAGGTGCAGTAGCTGGAGATGTGTTGCATGTAAAAACTGGTAACAATATTGGCTTCTACTTTATTGATACCAATACCGCATCCTCTATTACTATCGCAGGCGATAAGAACTTTGAAAATACAGATGCCACAAACACAATACAGTTTGATATCTATCCAAAGAATACAGGCACAATTTCTTGGACATTCGACTATACCGGAACTGGCAACAGAAACGATGGCAAAGACGGAACGGATGCACCTATCCAGCTCGTGTCGCTTGGCTTAGACAATGCACAGTATGTAACCACTACAGGAACAATTGGTAGCGGTACTGGTCAAAACTTCACAATTACAGCACCTCTGGAAAGAAACTACAACGACCCAGATACAGCGTAATTATAATCACGGCGGGGTTCGCCCCGCCTTTCTTTTATAGGTAAAATATGACAGAATTACAGAAAGCAATCCAATTCTTTGACGAGTTTGTAAACGCAGCCCTTCGTAAAGAAGCCGATTCTTATGACGCTCTTGAAGTCGTCAAAAACTATAATATAGTACGGGCGGAACTCGTAAAACTTACAGTTCCGAAGGAGTAATAAATGGCGGGCGAACGCAAATTTACTAGAATACCACCAGAAAGTACTGGCGACCGCGTGTACATGATACACACCGCCGAAATTAGGTATGATGGTCTTCTGAATAACCATGTTTGGCAAGTAGGAAGCATGTATAAGTTTACAGGCTCTTCTGACTCAAATAATAACTTCATGTTTCACGTACATGGAGTAATTGAAGAAACAGCAACTTCTGGTGTTCTTTCTATTCATTATAATAAGCTTGCAAAGCATCTAAACTATAGTGCAGAGGACAATGCAGTAATTCAAACTCTCGATAGCGTATCGGTAGCGACAGTAAATGGCGCACCGAAAGATTTATATGTACCTGCACAACATATTATGGGTTATGAGAATCCAGAGTATGGACTTGATGTAGATATTACGGGCTCTGCAAACATGAGATTTGCAGAGGGCTTACCTCAACTTGATGCTTGGGGCAAGCTACGTGTATCTGGAGCAACCCACATTGGTGATTATGTATTTGGACAAGAAGAGAAACTTACAGATAACTTTAGTTCTGTAGAAGTTGATGGCGGATACGTAGAGTGGAGTAGTGATCGTAAATCTGTGCGTATTGGTATTGATCCTGCTCCGACTGCTCCTACTGTCTTTAGTGGTGGTGCTGCCTTTGCTGGCGCAACTACAAATACTTACCATCACTATTTTCCTGGCTCGTCACATCTTTATATGTGTACTGCCGCTCTCAATAACCCTACTCAAACTGACTCAACTCGTCGTTGGGGTATGTTTGATGCAAACAACGGTTTCTTCTTTGTAGTAGGAACCGGCGGTTCGGGTGCAACAGATAATACAGGATTCTGTGCAGTCATTCGTAGTAACGCTACTCTTGCTATATCGGATCGTGGAGGCAAAGACCTTATTATTCCTCGCTCTGACTGGAATGGAGATAAGCTTGATGGCACAGGAGACTCGCAGGCTACAATAGATCTTTCACACGATAATATCTGGTGGATTGACGTGCAGTGGCACGGTGCAGGACGAGTACGTTTTGGTACTTATGTAGACGGACAGCGTGTAGTTTGCCATAGTTACTATCATGGTAATCGTTATGAGTACGCAATGACTCAAACAACCTCTTTACCTTGTTGTTTCTCAAACAAATCTACTGCAAGTACAAGTCAGGACCTGTATATCGAAACTTGGTCTGCTTCTGTATGGACTGAAACTACAAAAGATTTACGCACCGCAGGAAAACCTGCTACCTATGCAAGCCCCCATGTTTCAGTAACAGCAAATGTCGATGAAGATTGGCAATATCTTTTCTCTGTTTCTCCAAAGCCAGAGATTGATACTGGCATAGTAAACCATAGTTTGTATATGCCTACAAGCATTTCAGCATACGCTTTTGATAATGGTTGGACTTCTGCTAGTCCGAGTCTCGATGCAATTATTGACATCAAAGCAGAAATAAACTCTATTCATTCCGGGCATACTTTTTCGGTAATACCAGGAACTACACTAGAGGTGTCTACAACAGGAAGCTCTTATGAATCCGGTAGAGTTATTTTACAAGAGATGTTCAAAGGACGCTACGAATTAGAGCTTACCGATACTTACAATAATTTTCAGTATGGCGCAGTAAAGAACTTCGCTGAAGACGGAGGAACTGCACAAAATACTATTAGTAGTATAACTGCTGCAAACCCTGCCGTAGTTAGTATTGCTGATACTGATGGTTTCGTAAAGCTACGAGAACCTCAAGCAGCACAGTTTCCTTTGAACACAAATCGCTATGACGGAAAGATAGAGATTCTCGGTTCTTCAAATACAAACTATAATGGAACATATTATATCAAGCATACAGGAACAAAAACCGCAGAACTCTATACAAATGAGGCTCTTACGACTGCTGTAAATTCTTCCTCTTTTGGAGCATTTACAGGCACCGCACAACTAAAAGGATTCTACGGACCGAAAGTAGTTTGGAGTTTCTTTGCTAAAACACGAACCTCTCTACACGGAGACGCCAAGTTGATGCTAACAGTCAACTGGAAAGAAATTATTCAGTAATGCTTACCTCTGTTGGTCACTTCGGCAACTGGGACTTATGGCAAAATTATCACAAGGTAACTTTTGATGGTCTCAACAAACTCATTCTTGTAAATGAGGGAGTGACTACACTTGATATAAAAGTAGACGTTTTTTCCGATTGGAAAGAGTGGGTAATCACAAGAGATGATAATGCTTTTTGGTTACCCGCTATTCGTTCAGTTGGTGGAGACCCTACAGTAGCAGGACAAACTGCTGGTGATATTTACTTTTTACAAAATGGCTGGAAGTTATACATTGATCTTACAAAAGTAAAAGTTACTGGAGTACTCTTCTCTGACGACTTTGACACCGCATACTACGATTACAGCGGTAATGCACAGTTTCCAGCAGAAGTTTCTTCCCTGGTCAGCGGAATCAGTGCGACTTCGTCAGGAGGCACAACCCCCGCAGATGTTTGGACTTATCAAAGTCGAACTCTTACACAACAAATTGCATCGGATGCACCTACTACAGCAGAGATTGCACAAGAAGTATGGACGTATCTTACTCGTACTCTTACCGCAGATGCCGCACCTACGACTGCAGAAATTTGGTCTTATTCTGACAGAACTCTCACTACTGATGCAGCTCCTTCATCTGAGTCGGTTGCCGCTGCAGTATGGAATGCAGCAAATGCTTCATACAACACCTCAGGAACTTTTGGGCATCTTCTGAATGAAGTTGATTATTTAGAGAAGCAAATTTGGGTCAATACCGATGCTGGAACAAATGGTAGTGGCTCTCAAGAAAGTCCGTTCAATAACATAAATGACGCTATAGACAAAGCTGAAAATGACGGTATTTATGTTATTGATTTGATTGGAGATATTACTCTCAACCGCAACTTCAAGAACTTCAAAATAAAAGGTATTGGTAATCCAGAAGTAAATCTGAATGGGCAAAACACAAAAAACTCTACTTTCTGTAATGTAAAAGTAAAAGGAGCATTCCAAGAAGGCTCTGGCTGTTTGTTTGAAGATTGCGAAATACTCGATAGTGCATCGTTAGAAGGAACCTACGATAACTGTGCTCTACTCGGAGACCTTACCTGTCAAGATACCGCAACAGTATTGATGAAAGACTGTGTGTCTGGTATTGCAGGCACTGGTCGTCCTACAATTAGTATGAACTCTGGAGGTACATCTTTACTGTCGGTGCGGGGTTATAGCGGAGGTCTTACAATCAAGGACTCTAATAATGCCGCAGACCGTGTAACAGTAGAACTTCATCCAGGCTCTCTCACTTTTGATTCAAGCTGTACGAATGGTATCATGGTAGCTCGTGGTGTTGGTAAGTTTGTAAACAACACTGCTGGAGCATCTGTTACCGATGAGACAGTGAATCAGTCAATCACCGACGATGTGGAGAATTCTGTATCTGCCGTCCAAGCAACCGTGAACACTATAGATACTAACCTTACGACTGTCGACGGGCTTGTGCGGACGGTGGATACAGTCGTCGATGGTATTGCAACAGATCTTGAGTCTATTTCTGCAAATATTCTTGCAGTAGATGTTTCTTCTTTGTCTTCCAATATTGCGGCAGTTGAAACAAAGGTTGATATTCTAACAGTAAATGTCGACTCAGCAAACTCAGCAATTAGTAATGTAGACAGCGATCTCGAGAGAGTCGAGAACAAGATTGATATATTAGATACAAATGTAGATGAGATTGAAACAATTGTACGCGACATTGATGTATCTGATCTCAATAGCCTGTCCTCTGCGATCGCAGCAGTACAGACGTCTGTAGATGCTATTGATACCACTTCTCTGTCTTCGAGTATTGCAGCAGTTGCAGATGATTTAGAGTCTATATCTACAAACATTCTTGCAATCAATGTATCTGATCTGAATACTCTCTCTTCCGCTATTGCAACAGTACAGACTTCCGTAGATGCTATCAACACAGACAGCCTCTCAGCAGAGATTGCAGCAGTACAGTCCTCTGTAGATGCTATCAACACAGACAGCCTCTCAGCAGAGATTGCAGCGGTACAATCAGCTATAGATACAACAAACACAAATGTAAATACGATCAACACAAATGTCAATACGATCAACGTAAATGTCAACTCAGCAAACTCAGCAATTAGTAATGTAGACAGCGATCTTGCAAGAGTCGAGGGCAAGGTAGATACACTTGATACAAATGTTTTGGCGATTGATACCGACTCCAGCTCTCTATCCGCGAATATTCTCGCAGTACAGACGTCCGTAAATGCTATCAACACAGACAGCCTCTCAGCAGAGATTGCAGCGGTACAAACTTCGGTAGATGCTATTGACACAACTACACTAT